CAAGTCGCCAAGAAGCAAAGGCGCATACGTTTGCACCACTATATGGAGCAACGGGATTTGGCAGAACGAAAGCAGAAGCGGCGTATTATGAACACTTCACAGAAAAGTACCAAGGGATCGCAGATTGGCATTCCAGATTGGCTAAAGAGGCTTTGACAACTGAGATGATTACTACACCATCTGGTCGTCAGTTTAAGTTTGATAAAGTAGAACGATTAGAAAGTGGCAGGATTACGCACTTCACGCAGATTAAGAACTACGGTGTGCAATCCTTTGCAACAGCAGACATTGTTCCAATCGCCCTACTGCACATTGAAAAACTTTTAGTTGGAATGCAATCTTGTGTAGTCAATACCGTTCATGATAGTATAGTTATTGATGTTCATCCAGATGAAGAGAGGCAAGTTATTGATATCATTAACAAAACTAATAATGATTTGCCTGGATTAATCACATTACGTTGGGGCATAGTGTTCAATGTTCCACTAGAATTAGAAGCAAAAATTGGTGAAAATTGGCTTGACACGAAGGACGTAGTATGATACAACTACGGTTCTCGATTCGGAAAGGAGTATAAATAAATGAGTGAACTCGCAGTAATTGATTCAAACAATTTTGCCATGATGTCGCAGATGATGGGGCTGTCATACGATACAGGTGACAGCAAATCTAAAAGCACACTGGCACGATTGCGCATTAACAAGAAGCCTATCAAGGGTCAGACAGAAGTTAATGGCAAGAAAGTAAACATGGAGATTGTTGCGGCTGGTACATACAGCCTTCAGCAAACTGAAACTGGTATATTCTATGCAGATCGTGCAGTGATTAGACCATTTATTCAGCGCTTCATGTATCAACGCTATGACAGTTCGATTAATAACTACATCAAAACTGTTATGGCAAACAGCCTTGATATTGATCTGAAGGATACGACAGGTGGGTTTAACTGTGGTAAACCTGCTGGTTACATCGAAGACTTTAATTCTCTTCCTGATAATATCAAGGACTTGATTCGTGCAACTCGTAGGGTTCGTGTTTTGTTTGGTGAAGTCACGCTTGAAAACGCAGTTGATAACACTGGTGCAGAACATGAGATTAAAGATGTCCCATTCATCTGGGAGATTGATGGTAAGGAAGCGTTCAAAAACTTGGGTCAGGCAATGTCTAAGTTTAATGAACTACGCCGTCTTCCTGTACAGCATAACATCGTTATGGTTACAGAAGAACGTCAACTGCCAACAGGTGCTACGTATCATGTTCCTACGTGTGAGGTAGACCTCAAGTCATCTCATGAAATTACGGACAAAGATCAAGACACGTTCAAAAGTTTCATGGGTTGGGTAGAAAACTACAATCAGTGGGTACTTGGTGAATGGGACAAAAAGCATCAAGAATCTGTTGATCCAGAAGATGCAGCAACTGTTGAAGCATTTGTTGACATCGAAGTAGAAGAGGACGAATAGCATGAATCATCCCGCTGAACTGGCGTTGCACAAATACATGGACAATGCTGCAAACGGTAAGGCAACCATGTCTGAAAAGACTGCCCAACAAATTGCAGACGATGTTCGTGATGCCGTGCTTCGTCAGTTTGGCGAGTCAGAGAAACGAAAGTTTCGTCTTCGCATGTCCAACATTGGTAGGCCAACCTGCCAGTTGTGGTTTGAGAAGAATAAACCTGAGACAGCACTGCCTCGCCCTAATACATTCGTAATGAACATGATGATTGGAGACATCGTTGAGGCTGTCTTCAAAGGATTGTTAACAGAAGCAGGAGTAGAGTATGGAGATTCGGATAATGTATCACTTGATATCGCAGATAATACTATATCTGGAACCTATGATCTTACAATGGATGGCGCTGTTGACGATATTAAGTCGGCCTCTGACTGGTCTTATCGAAATAAGTTTGAATCATTTGATTCTCTTAAACAAGGAGATGCTTTTGGGTATGTAGGACAACTTGCAGGTTACGCAAAAGCAACTGGACTAAAGGCAGGTGGCTGGTGGGTAGTCAACAAAGCGAATGGACAATTTAAATATGTTCCAGCCACAGGCATTGACATGGACAACGAGTTGACTACATTAAGTAAGACTGTTGTTAAGGTCAATGAGAATAAATTTGAAAGATGCTTTGAAGCAGAACCAGAACTGTTTCGTGGCAAACCGACAGGTAATAAAGTCTTGTCAAAGCAGTGTTCATTTTGTGATTTCAGAAAAGAATGCTGGCCTGACTTGATTGAAAAACCTGCCGTTAAATCCCAGGCACGAGAACCAAAGATCGTGTCATACGTTGAACTAGCAAAGGAGTATAGGTAATATGAATGACAACCTTGAACTTGAATCACTCGCACAAGAAATCAAAGATACTGAACAAAAACTTATCAACTTGCGTAAGGAATATCGTGACCAGCGTACTGCTGGCCTTCGTGCGGCGCTTGAAGCACGTAACGAAGCCGATGCTATGATCCGTGAAGAGATGAAAGCATTGGGTTATCGCTATAACAATTTCACGTGGCGTAACATTGCCTAACGCAAAGCAATTTATAGCAGCACGAAAGTTAGGGTTTCGTAGTGGTCTGGAGCATAGCGTTTCAGAATATCTTAACAGACTTAAAATCGTATATGATTATGAAGCGATTAAGATTGAATGGGAAGACTTGGCTTACAGAACCTACACCCCTGACTTTGTGCTGAATAATGGCATCATCATTGAAACAAAAGGTATGTTCACAGCGGCTGATCGGCGCAAGCATCTTGCAATTAAAAGACAGCATCCTAAATTAGACATACGATTTGTTTTTGAAAACAGTAGGCGCAAGTTACGCAAAGGTGCTAAGTCAACATATGCTGAATGGTGTATCAAATATGGCTTCAGATATTACGATAGAATTATTCCAGAAGAATGGCTTAAAGAAAAAGGAAAAAACAAACATCCTAAATTTGTAAGATTTTCTGGTAAAAAAGTAGAGAGGAGAAAGTAATGGCAGAGGAAGATGAAGATTACGTAGACGAAAACGATTTTCTTATTCGCATTCGCCCTATTAAAACAAGCGATAACCAGTTTAATGGGGAAGCGCAATTCTCTGTCTTGACTTCAAAAGATTCTGAATTAAATGAAGAGTTGACTGAGGACTTTGAGTATATTGTAAAGTGTATGCTATCAACTATTCCTCTTATGGAACAAGACGAAGGCTTTAGAGATTTTGTTACCAACTATGTAGATAATTATTTTAACTATGAGTTTGGTAATATTTCTACCCCAATTATTGAAAGTATAGATGGCAATGTTATAAAAATTAATTTTGACACAAAGACGAAGGGGAATGCATGATGACAGATTACAGACGAATTATGGAAGAACTAGAAGCGAAAGAAAAACAAGCCAGCAAACAATCAGATATGGTCAATCATCCACCCCACTACAATAAAGCAGGTGTTGAATGTATTGATGCTATCGCCGCTGCAACAGAAGATGGCTTTGAATATTATTTACAGGGAAACATACTGAAATATATTTGGCGTTATCGCTACAAGAATGGAACAGAAGATTTAAAGAAAGCAAAATGGTACTTAGAAAAATTGATTACAGAAGTTGAGGGGTGCTATGATAAGGATTAAAGTTTATATAACTATAGACGTAGACCCAGAAGAGTATCCCGTCCCTGCCGATGAGAATGTTGCTTTAGATATACAAGAAAGTATTGAAGAATATTTCTACGACATAGAAGGCGCAAAAATACGAAACATCAAAACCATAATGGAGTGAAAAAATGAATAACTATCTTCCAACCGATTACCAAAACTTTATTGCGCTTTCTCGTTACGCACGATGGAAAGAAGACGAACAGCGCAGAGAAACTTGGCAAGAAACTGTAGCACGATACTTTGATTATATGACAAAGCATCTTAAAGAAAAGCACAACTTTGCTTTGAAGAATGATCTTCGCAAAGAACTAGAAGAAGCAGTGCTTACTCAACAAGTTATGCCTAGTATGCGAGCATTGATGACCAGTGGTCCTGCACTAGATCGTTGCCATGTGGGTGGATACAACTGTTCCTATGTTCCAGTAGATAACCCACGTTCATTCGATGAGACAATGT